GAACTATCTTCTTTGGTTTCGGTGGTGCTATTTCGTTCAAGTCTTTTTTTAAGTCCGACATGTGATATGTATCTTCCTGTTTTTCTATGTAGCCAAGATGCTGTCTCTCTTAGTGAGCAAGTCTTTGAATATTCTTTTGCTTGTCTAAGAGCATCTAATTCTTCTTTAATTGGTTCCAGATATTCTGGATCATCAGCTTGTTTAAAACCAAAAGGTATAGTCCTAGCTCTTTTTTTGATCTTTATTGGTTCCATCTTTTGCTGGTAGTATAAATATTCCATGCATAGCTTTCATATTTATATCTAATTGATCTTTTTTGCCTAACCCAACCCTATCTAATATCGAGTTGGCAGCTGCTAGACGAATACTTGCCTGTGGTGTGGTGCCGTCTTCGTCTAGTAAGGTGATTAACCTATTGACTGCCTTTGCAGAATGTGTAGATAAGTGAGTTTCTGCTAATTCTATAATTTCTTTTTTGAGATTACGCACAACTTTTGGATAGCTATGTTCTGAATAACCTGCTATTCTTGCTGCTTCTCGTGGATTTCCTTGTGCCTCTGTAAATAGCACGTCTAGAAACCTTTCTTGCATATCTGTTAAGTTTCTTTTTTGAGTTTTCGTTATAGAAGAATCCATGATTTGCGTTTATTATCTCCATTATTTCCTTAAAAGGAAGTTTTCTTACTTTGGTTCTGTTTAAATGTACCATAATCTGTATATTATTCGTGATGACCCCTGTTAACTTAATGTTATGTGCGTGTATGTGTGTCCTTTGAATAATATATACTACCTATTATAGGGGTGATTAACAATTTTGTCAAGGGATTTTTGACGTTAAATTTCATATGCGACATTATTGCACTAGACAAAATTGAATATAGGGTGTATAATGTTCATAGGAACCTCCAGGGGGCCTATATATCTATATCAAAGGTAAACGTACATACCCCCCTAGGGTATTCCTTAGTACATTTACTAGAATATTCCCTAGCCCCCCAGTGGTTTACAGGGATATCTGAGATTTTCTGGTGACTGGGTATATACATATATGGGGAGTGGGGGTGGCACTGGTGTACCCCTGTAATTCCTTGGGTTTTGACTTAGCTTTATTTTGATTTTTTTCTGGGTTCCCTAGGGTTGCCCTTGGTTTACACTTGGGAACGACTGAGGTATGTCAAAATTTTGTACCCTAGAATGACCCCGTAAACTACTTTTGATTTATACCCCCGCCCAAAAAAAAAGCCCCCGTATTGCTACAGGGGCCTCTCGATTTATGGCTTGATATTATTTTTTTATACTGCTTTTAGATATCCGTTTAATTTATAAGAATAATCCTGTATACCCATAAGATAAGCACAACAAAAATAATATAATTCCCTTCTTGTTAACCTTGGACTTATATTATCAGTGCCGCCAGAATTATTTACAATTTTTTCTAAACCTACTGAGCCATTGAACTGAGTAATATGATAATGGCCAATATTCCATTGTAATTTATTATTGATCTTAAATGGTTTAAACATGTCAACAGATACGCCCATTAATCTATTTATTTGATCGACTTTATATTTAATCATTTTAATTGTTATTCTTTGCATATTATTTCACCCCCTTTAATTTCTTTTCTATTCTGAAATACTCTTATTGTTTTATTTGCTAAGTTTGAATTGCTGTTAGTTACTTTATGCAAATCAATAAAGAATTTTACAAGGTTAGTTTTTTCTTTTTCCGTTGTGTGCTTATCGTTTGGAAAGTGTTTATTAAATAAATTAATTCCTTGCTTAATTATTTCTTTTTTATTCATGATTATCCTTTTGTTAAGTTAATAATATTTAATTTATACCTATAAATATGGCTAGATTAAGACAAAAAAAACCCCCATATTCCAGGGGGTTTCTTAATGTTTATAATTAATTAATTAAACAGCTATTTTAAATTGCTTATTAAATTTAGCTTTTAATTCTTCGATTGTATTACTTTTTAATTCAACGCTTGCTGAATTATCTACTATCCAAGAACCATATATATCTTTTAACAATGCATTCTTAGATTGTTTTCTGCCTGTCTCGACAATTTCTTCAAGTGTATTTCCATAATTTGTCAATACTCTTAAATGATTATCAACCTGCAAAATTGCATCTAAACCCATATTATCGTCTAAATAGGTCAATTGTTTTTTGATACTTTCAGCCATTGTTGCTGCCTTTTCTGGCGTATATTCCCCAGAAGTTGCATCGTCAGTTACAACCTCTAAGTCTTGGCCTTCTTCATTAGATGTAATATTTCTATTTACTTCTACCTTAAACATATATTTCTGAGTAAGTTTTTCTAACAAAGTAAAATTGCACTCAACAAAATATTCTTTTGAATTTGGAACAGCTTTTTTTAAATTATCAATATCCAATCCAAAAATTGATTTTACAATTTCATTTTTTAAACAATAAAGATTTATTCTTACAACCTTTTTATCAAATTTATAATTAGATTTATCTAAACTCATTATAAATAATGATGGATATAAAACCCTATTGGCTGTGGTTCTAATTGCATTGGCCCTAATCTTTTCATCACTTTTTTTAGCTGTGTGATCTGGTTCTGGCTTTGCTTTATTAGTCTCTTTTGTTTTTTTCTTTTCTAGTTTAGTTGCTTTTGATTTATCAATTTCAACTAAATTTTTAAAATTAGCTAAAGGTAAAAATATTCTATCAACTAATCTTTTTCTTTCAGAATTTATTCTGTCTACATTTAAAAAACCCCTTGTTTCCGTTAAGATTTGATTAGGGGCTTTTATTCCTAACATAGAATAAATGCTGTCATTATTATATTTGAAATTACCCTTTTGAAATAGCTCGTTATTTCTTTGTACTATTCCCATTGAAGTTATTTCATTTTGTATATGATTGTTTCCAATACTTACTAGCATTGTATTTAATTGCTTATCCATACTTCCTCACTTTCTTTATTAATTGTTTTATATTTTTAAGCATAATAAATTTATATAGATAAAAAATTATAAGTCAAATTAATATTATATTTATTCGTTATTTTAAATAACCCCTGTAAAATATAGCTTTTTTAATAATTATCCACACATTTGATATATATTAAATAACCCCCGTAAAATATAGCTTTTTTAGATTAACGAATAAATACGCCATTTTTATTGAGCTATGCAATTTATGCATACCCCTATTGACATATGCAGTTTTTGCATATAGTAATAGGTTATTAACTAATTAATGAGAGGAATATAAAATGGAAAACTTTGGAATATGGGTAAAGACGGATCTCGCTATTTATAGAATAGTTTATGAGGATACCAAAAAAATTAATGAGAGGAATATAAAATGAAAAAAAATACAATAGTTATATTTGAGGATAAAGAAATAAAGATACCATTTGATATAAGTGTAGATCCAAAAACAGCTAACGAATTAGAAACAATAACTAATGATGTATCTGGTAAAAAGGCCATAATACCAAAATTTGCTGTTGCTGTTTATGACGTGATTAAGGGTTCAGAATTATTTTATAACAATGGTAATTTTAAAATGGCAACTATCATTAACAAGGGCCGTGTATGGTTCCAGAAATATTTCATAAAAGAATATTACACTTTATTAGATTAGATCATGAGCTTTGAATTATTAGTTTTTAATATATTTATAATAGTAGTTACAATTATTGGCTTAACTTTAGCGGGTATTTTATGATCGAATTGTTTACTGAAATTTTTGTAGCATCAGAAACAATACCAAAAGTTTTATTAATATCAATTCCAGTTCTGATAGCATTATCTTTTTTTAATAAAAGCTAGCTGTACATACAAGGTCGGTCTACGGGGCAAAAATAATTTGACTTGACTTATTTTTATTTTAGTTGTAACCTAAAATTATAACAACGGAGTAAAAATATGAAAGCAATAATGTATGTATCTTTATTATGGATTACGCTTGGAATATTGATAAGTTTCGTTGGTGTATAACCATAGTAAAGTGAGGTAGTTATAATGTACCAAAGGCCCTTGTGTCAGATTTGACGCAGGGGCTTTTTTTTTGTACTATGTACTTCTGAGAGTTGGCAGTAGCTGTAATTGTACTATATCCTTTTTGATCAGTGAGGAAAAGCAATAGTAAGTGAAACCTAAATAAACTTACCCGCGTGGCTAGATCGTAACCAATCGAGAGGCGGTATCCATAGGCATTGTTCATTTGTTATAATAGTACCCTCTCACTTATAATAAGAAAGGATATACAATGACAGATCAAACTAGTAATGCAATATCGCATGTTCAATCAATTAATAAAGGCAGGAAAGGTCAGCGTGATAAAATAAAAACTAATCTATCAGAAGAAACACAGAATATACTTCAAAAGAAAACAGAAGAACTTGGGGTAGATAAAGTTAAAAAACAGATTAGTATATTCTTTAGTACACCATTTGACAGAATAAATAAATTATAGTATAAACATAATTGTACAAGCACTCCACGAATTGGCAATGTCGATGTAGTAGTGGGTGTCGGGGGTAGGTAGTTGCAACAAAACAATTCCTATTGCGAGATTAGATTTATATATATGTAAATCTGGTTGTTTGAACCTGTGCGATGGATACGATTAAGTATTGTATGTACATACTTTACAAGATCCCATCGCATTAGCCTTTAATAACAACAATTAAATGGAGAAAAATATGTCTTGGTTATTATATAAAGTAGAAGTAATTGGAACTTATACTTTTATTTATGCTCAAAAAGTATGGGGATTACTACCCTTTTAATATGAAGGACTTCTATTGGCTTTTAATTCTTTTTGTAATCATGACCACACTGAGTTACTTGGTAGCGTGGTATAATGGTTATTTAATTTAACAATCTTTTATCTCCCTCTTAGATAAAAAGGCAACCCCCTTGTAGAAATACAGGGGGGTTTTTTATTTGACTTATAAAAATATTTACTATAATTTATAATTACTTTAAAGGAAGGAAAAACATATGTTAGGAAACATAGAGGGCAATCAGCCCGAACTAAATGAAGAAGTAAAAACACTTGATACTTCGCATGAACTAAAATGGAAGCGAACATATAGGAGAAAACTTATTAATTGTTTAGCTTTAATTGAAAATCATGGCCGACCTACGACTGAGCTATTGTATGAGCATAGGAAGGCAAAAGAGGCGCTAAACAATTGGAATACTGATAGCGCTACATTTATAAAACATCGAATGGTTTTTAAAATTTCTCCACCAGAACCACAAACTGAGTTGCAGAAACCAGATATAGAACCTATCGACTATAAAAAAGATTGACATATTCAATCTAAAATGTTATAACTAAAGGGCAGTCGCGCGAGAGGGTGGCTGTCCTTTTTTGTTTTCTAACGAACCACAAGTTGATGGGGTGATCTCCCCTTTAATGTAAGGAACTACATACTACAACTTGTATAATGACCGATTACAATTAAGGGGTTGTTTAGTATGAGAGATTAACAAGTGCTACTCTCATAATGCGGCTAAACAATTAATTAATTAGTATCTACAACGAATGTAGTTAAGTGTGCAGTGAACCACCTATAGGAAAGTGCTGTGGCGAGTACACTACTGATTGATAAGAGGCAAGACTAGCGATGGTTAGTGAAAAATGCATGCACTCTTGCCCATGGGATTAGAGTAAACACGAGTGATAATCTATCCCATAATGCTCGATCCATTACTTACTGCTAGGGCTATAGAGCCTAGCTATCGGTGGTGGATCGGGATAATTAATAATAGGAGAAAAAATATGATATATGCAGATGTACAGCACGGCAAAGTGTCAGACTTTATTATCACATTAATGACACAAACCAAAGCTAAAAAGATCCGAGCAGGATTTATAAAAAAAGATGGTAGCTACAGGGTAGGCAAGTTTGATTTGAAACACAGAAAAACTTGGAAACAATTAGATGGTACCATGTATAAACGAAAAGGTAAAAAGAGAACTACAAACCCAGACGAGAATATACTAGTGCATGATCTTGTTAAAAAAGCACCGAGGAATATTCCTGTATCTAGGCTATTATGGTTTAGTGTTGGTAGGAAAATATACAAAGTGCAGAAACTACAAGATAATCATAGCCGTAGAATATTCATGTTTGAAAGAGTTAAGTTTAACCACTTAAAACTTTTAATGAGTAATAAAGAAATGAATAATAAGTATGGCCTAAAGTTTTTAAACTAATATGCTTACATTAGAAACAGGGTTAGGTATGCTACTTTATAATATTATTTGCCTATTAATAGGTGCGATCATAGCTTATAAGATATTAAATAGAAATAATAAGTAATGGTATATACTAACCCCCCCTGCAAAGACAGGTCATCATATCATAGATTCGATCAAAATTCAATGCGTCAAGTTGACCAAAGGAAAAAATTATGTTACTTATGTAACTTCAAAGCAGTTATAATAATCAATAAAAAATACTTCTGTGCAAAGCACGGAATACACATACAGAAATAATTATGGAAAAAGCAGTTACAGATAAACGTACAAGATCCCCAGAAGAAAAAATATGGATTGCTGTCATTCAGCAAAGATTTGAAGATGCTTTTGGATTAGGCATAGGCCACAACCTATCTATAGCAGAAATACAAAAAGCAAGAAATTGGTTCTATACTAATGATTGTTCTATAACGTGTGATTATGTTGGAACAACTAGGGATCATATACAAAAGCTATATAGTAAGTTATCATCTAAGTGGAAGGCAGGACTATTAACTAAAGATGAATTAAGATTTGCAATAAGGAGATTAGAATGGAAAATATAAAAAGAAAATTAAATAAAATAAATACATGGTCATTATATTACCGAACAGAAATTGTTTGGTTTGCCATTGGTTTTATAGTGGGAGGAATAATAATATGAATGATAAAGATAAAAAAATAAAAGAACTAGAGTCTCAACTTAAATACTACAAAGAAAATTCAATTTTAATATGCGGTTCTGGAAGTGAAGATGATGAAGATGGCGAAAAAGCTGAATCTTTAGGTGTAAAAGATAATGAAACATTTTTTGATTTTGACGCTGAAGGATTTGTTGAGGACGCAATTACTGAGCTTAAAGGTTCTAAAAAATATGACAGAGTATTTCGTAATGGAGAGGAGGAATAAAGGGGAAAAATTATGACACAAAGAGTTAAAGAAATAGAAAAAAAGATAGGCACACTATCTAATCCAAGTAAGATGCCTGCGTTTGGTTGGGGTATATCTGCTAAACATTGTAAGACTGGTAGTAAGTTGGCAAAGATAAAAGGCACTATCTGTCATTCTTGCTATGCATTAAAGGGTAGATATGTATTTAGAAATGTATTTGATGCACATGAGGTAAGAAGAAAAGCTATAGAGATGCCAGAATGGGTAGATTATATGGCAGAATTACTGACACAAAAGTACAAAAACCTAGATAAATCAAGGCTTTATCACAGGTGGTTTGATGCAGGAGATATACAATCTTTCTCACATCTAATGAAAATATTTGAGGTGTGTGAACTAACACCACAGATAAATCATTGGTTAGCTACTAGAGAATATCAGATAATAAAACAAATCAAAGAAGAAGATGTGCCAAAGAATTTATGTTTGCGTGTATCAGCAATCAAAGTAGATAGTCCACCACCTAACTTTTGGAACTGGACTTCTGGTGTACATAAAGATAAATCTGCAATAGGTAGGGAATGCCCTGCACCAAAACAAAATGGTGAGTGTGGTAGTTGCCGTTCCTGTTGGAGTCGTGAGGTTAAACAAGTAAGCTATAAGGAACATTAATGGTAGTAAGAAGTAATCACAATAGTCTGTTAAATTATTTTTTATATGATGAAAAAGATTTATCAAAGGCTTATGTAAAAAAATGTCAACAATTTATAGATAGTCTAGGTCATAAAAATAAACTAGAAGATTGTTTTAAAATGCAAAAACCAAATAAGGAGAACAAATGAAAATAATACCAAAAGAAACAAGACCAGGAATGATTCAAATAACAAAAAATATGTTGTTTACATTTCATGACATTCAAGAAGCCTGCATTAAGTTAGGATATGACAATCACAAAATGCTTGATGAACTAACTGGCTTTCCAAATGGTAAAGATAAATGTATTGGAGTGTTAGAAACTGAAAGACCTGAACAACTTTACAAAAGATCTGTAAATAATTTAAAATCAAAAATTAAAAAGATATAATGGATAAATTTGAAGAAGAACAGAAATATCTTAATGAGAGTTATAGACAATCATTGAGAAACAAAGCTGATAGATCCATACCATTACCAATGCGTGATGATCTCATGGTGCAACAGCAAGTAGATAATGTTTGGCAACATATGGTGGGTGTTATATGTCTAAACCAAACAGGCCGTAAGAAAGTTAAAAAGGTATTACCTAACTTTTTTTCTAAGTTTCCTAGGCCAGACGTGCTATTAGAATCAAACCGAGATACTATAGCAAGCATGATTAAAACTTTAGGTATGCATAATGTTAAAGCCCAGAGGATCTGGAGAATGTCAGAGGATTATTTAAGATGGGATGGAGAGGACGCAACACAATTACATGGTATTGGTAAGTATGGTAGTGACAGCTACGAGATATTTTATAAAAATAAAATACCAGATAATATACAGGACAAAGAACTAAAAAGATATGTAAAGGAGAAAATATGAAAGAGTATACATTTATAACATACACTAGGGGTAAAGAATTTATCAATGGTATTGATACTAGTGAGCCAAAAGTAATAGAGGCAATGAGTTTAAAGAAAGCGTTAAAATCTTTTAATGGTAAGGGAGATTTTGTTAATGTAAAGTGGGTAAGTAAAAAGGGTAAGAGTAGCACTAAAATGTTTAAACTACCATACGTTACAAGAAAAGAAAGAAAAGGTAAACTATGAGATTAAGATATGGAAATCAGATACGGCATATCTTAGAGAATCATTATGAATGGTGTAAAGCAAATAGTCGAGATACCACATGGTATGTGAAATATAAGGAGGACAATGTATTATTGGTCACCACAAAAGATAAAAGACTTAAAAAGCAGAGGGTATAAACTGCGACAAATGACTCTCAAAGAGGCAAACAGAGAATATGATTTGACAAAAAACAAAAAGTATGATAGCGAAATAAATAATGAAAAATTACAAAGTAAGATTAGCAGGGATGGGAATAGAGGCAGTAGCGATAATTCCATTCGAGGCAGAGCCAACAATAGAAAAAATAGAAAATAACGTAGCGTACTATCTAAATAATAAGTTAATGAAAGTAGAGTCTAATGATTTCTACGCAGTAGATAGATACTTCATAACATACGAGGAAGTGAAGGTTGAATTATAGACAGCAATTAGAAGTTATCAAAGGTTTAAGTATACCATCAGATACACAAACACGAATGGATTGCCCATTCTGCAACGGAAGAAATACATTGTCTATAGATACAACTGAAAATAAATTAGGGTGGTATTGCTTCCACGCATCATGCAACGCAAAAGGTAAACGAGAGGGGGAAAAGAATATGCAATATGTTGAAAGAGTATTTCACGGAAATAGATCATTACACATAGAGGACACAGACTTTAAAATACCAGATAGTTTTCAATCTATCTACTCAAATGAAAAAGCCATGCGTTGGCTATCTAACAATAATTGTTGGGAGGCTTGGTCTTGGGGTAGAGCAGATTTTAAATATGATGTAAAACAAAATAGAGTTGTATTCCTAATTAAAAATAGAGTATCACACAAAATAGTAGGTGCAGTAGGTAGGGCATTAAATAAAAATGATTTTCCTAAATGGTATATGTACGGTAACAAAGATGTTCCTTTTAAATGTGGAGAGTGTGTTGATGCAGTCATTGTAGAGGATTGTCCATCTGCATGTGCAGTATCAAACATATTAACTGGTATATCAATTATGGGTACTAAATTAAAAGCGTTACACAAAAGTCATTTAGAACCATACAAAAATTTATATATATGTTTAGATAGGGATGCTACAACAAAAGCATATGACATGGCAAAAGATTTAAGATCATCTGGATTTGAAAATGTAATAGTAAAACCATTAGAAGATGACTTAAAATATTATAATACAGAACAAATTAGGGAGATTTTTTATGGACAAAAAAATGAAAGAAGAAATTCTTGATAGCTGGAACAGCTGGAAATATGATATTAAAGATATGAACAGATCCGAGTGGACACAAAGAGATCAATCAATAATGGATGTTATAGATATAGCACTAAGAAAGGAGTTTGGTAGTGATAGAAAAACAAATGATTAGGCTTATGCTTAATAAAAAATTTTATACTCAGTATAAAGGCGCACTATCCCCGACAGTATTTGCAGGAGATATAAGTTCTTTATATGATACGATACAAAAGGCACACGAGAAATATGAGGAAGATATAAAAGTTGATGAGTTATATTCTTTGCATACAACAATATTTAATCCTGCATTAACGAGAGCTGCAAAAGAAAAATTTAGTGAGTTAGTAGAAGATATAAAAGAAGTACAAGAACCTAGTAAAGAAATAGCAAAAGATATTATTCGTATATTATCTGATAGAGATTTAGCACAAAGAATAGCAGTAGAGGCTACAGAAATATTTAATGGTAAGCAGGCTAACTTTGCAGAGATTACTAACATGATAGATAAACATAAAATAAATATTAG